ATCTGTGCCTCAGTGCTGTAAACCGCTAAATCAGTAGCAGATGCAACATTCTTTAAGGTTAAGGCTAATGATCTTTGTGCCTTCTCGTCTGCCAAGGCATTTTGAATTGAATCCTTTAGTGCGCGTTTGCCATAATAAGTAGCAGCAACGGCAGCTGCTCCCCATGCAGCCTTAGACTTCTTAGCAAAAAAACTTGTTTCTTTAGTTAGTCCTTTAAGGCTTTTAATAGCATCCTTAACGGCTTTGTCTTTCCAAATTCCACTAAGTACATATCTAGCCATTGCGAGCTGCTTCCTGATTGAATTTTCTCTGTAAACTTAATTCCGCTTCATATTGAGCGCGTTTAATTGCGGCATTTGCTTTGCCAGAATCCTCACGACCGGCTCGGATTAATGCTCTACCGCGACCTTTTGTAATCATGTAAAAACTTTGTAATCTTAATTTAAATTGATAAGAAGCATTAGGATTTATACTGTTGTTTTTACGTGTACTGTTACCGGCAACAATGCCGCCTTTTTCATAGATGTTACCAGCAGGGGACATTTGTTCTATGGCTACGGCTGTTGAAAATCCTCTGGAATTTTGTTTACTGCGTTGCTTCTTGATTCTTAATCCGGACTTCATGGATATTGCATCGTACCGTGGGAAAGTGCGTACATTGTTAGTTACTTCATTTTCATTTCTAACAGTAAATCTTGCAGCTTCTTTCCAGCGACTAAGTCCGGGAATAGCATCGTCTTTAATATATGTACGGGCATGGATCTTGACTGTATTTGCAGCTTTATTAATGGCTTTATCCATCTTTTTCTTGCCGTCTTTATCAAATTCTTTTAAAGCACTCTCAAGGTCTTTAACGCCTAGTAGGACGATTGTTTCTGGCATTTTTCTGAGCCTTGTGCCTTTCCTCTAGTACCGCCTTTAGTGCTTTGTACATCCAATGATCCAACGCCATGATTTCGTTAGGCGATGAATTTGTTGCTATAGCGAGAGCCGCGACTTCATAAGTGCGCGTATCCCGCGTTAGCCATTTGGGTCGTCTAACTCCAACTCGACAAGACTCAAGGTATCTAGAAAACCGTTCTCAAATGGCTTTACAGTTTGTCCAGCAGTTTTTAGACATAACCAAGCCAAGTAGTACACATGCTCTTGCTTTTCCTGATCTCTCAGGGTCTTAGCAAAACCACCGCCAACATACTTTTCAAAATCCACCTCGATCTTAGGTGTGATTTGATAAGAACCGCTGGAACCATCCTCTAGTGTTACCTTGAGTTTCATCTTTATCCCTTCGTAGTTTTATTAAGCGATAGTTTTTACAATTGATCCGTTGACTGGCCATGTTACGCTAATGGTTGCCAATTCAGAAACATTGTAAACTTGAGGCCATTCTGTAACCAAGCAAGTCATTGTGTAAAGTGGATTATCTGCACCAGTTGCTCCGGCTTTTGGCTTGACGGTAACAACAGTTGTTGCTCCAACTAAACCATTGCCGGCAACTGCGCCATTAATAGTTTGGTTAACCTTTGATGTTGCGAAATCAGCCATAAAATCAATACTGATGGTTGAGTTTTCCAATCCAGCGATTTGCTTGTGGCCAGCATCTCCCATGGCTGTTACTTCCAAGGTATCAAATGATTGCCCAATTGTTACGCTGCTTACATACGTGCTTAAATCTATGGCATTAACGGTTACAACCGCGCCGTTGCCTAAAAATGTTGCCATTATTTTTCCTCTTTCATTCTCTTAGTTTCGGGTGCGATGTGTCCGTTTTCAATCAAATAATCTACATTGACACCTTGTAGATCATCACTTGACAAAATTTCACCCTTTGCTTTACCGGCAACGAGTGAATCGCCAATTACCTTGTATGACTCCATATTAACTCCCAAATGTAGTAATGACTTGTAAACTGACATCCGCGCTCATTAAATCCCCACTTGGTAATGAGAAAATTTGTGGAGCAGATACAGTTCTAATTGTAACGCCTACTAAGTTGGTCTTTAACTTAGTAATTGCGCTCTGGATAATTGATTCAATTCCGGCAAGGTTCCCTTGATTGTCTAGGGCTGGAACTGTAAAAGTAAGTTTAAGGTTTGCGTAGCAGCTGAGGGATGTCTGATTGTTGACAAGTTCGATCATGGGATCATCCCAAGACACGATTACCGAGTTAGGGATCGGGGCATTAGGTGGATAACTAAAAGTCTGAAATAGCGTGGCATCTGCCACTGCTGAGGCTACGGATGTTCTTAAGGTTGCCCAAGACATTCTCAGCCAATCATTCCGGAAGTGGACATCCAAGGGCTGATAAGCCCCTTGACACGGCTCAAGAGCGACACGCCCATTTTATATGGCGCTGGTTGAAAATCGATGCCTGTCATGCCACCGCTAGGGGCTTGACGGCTTTGAAAAATATCAACTGCGATGCTCATGGCGGCTTCACTTATTGGCGCAATATTTTCGTAATCGATATGAACAGGGCCGGTAATTGTTCCATAAGGTGAAACGCGATGAAGTGCTTGATCTGCAGGAGAGCCAGTTAAAACATAACTAATTGAATAAGAATCAGCAGCAGTAATTGTTTTAGATCCATTAAATGTGGCTCCGCAACCGCTGATAGTAACAACCTGCCCAATTACAAATGGATTGATGTCGGCTGTGTAAAGGGTTACTGTGTTGCTTAATAATTGTTGTTCATCAACATAAGCATTATTTTTTGCTAAATATTCATCAATAATTAAATTAGAACTATCGCAAATTTGTTGCAATACGGCATCTGTATAAAGTGAGCCAATGCCAAGGGTAGTCCTCAACTCACTTACCGTAACAAATGCCATCTCTACTCCTTTAGGGTGGGAGCCTTCTCATTCGGAAGGGGCGAACCGGAAGGCTCCCGATCTAGTTTTTTGCTTACGCGACTGTTAGGTAACGGAAAGCAGTTGGGTAACGGTTAACAACACAAACATAACCATAAACACCAATCTCGATCTGTCCGTTAGAAACAACATTAGCGCGGATCTCAAGAGTACCTGACTCATGGAATCGCATTGCATCAGTTGGGTAAACCAAACCGTACTTAACACCTGCATCGTTGCCTGTGTAGTATGGATCAACAACAAGATTCAATCCTGCAACTGTACCAACAGTCGAACCTTGTGAAACCAATCCATTCGCATTCATCGGAGCCGCTGCCGCAAAAAGAGGGCGACCAGTTGTATCAACCGCACCGAGAAGTCCTGAGAAATCAATATCTCCAGAACCGCCACCGTTTGAAACCAAAAGGTTGCGTGGAGTGCGCTTCATAACTCCATAAGAATCTGCAATGCCATCTGCAATTGCTTTGTAAATTGTTGAGCCGGTTGAAGCTGCTGAGTTTTGTGCAGCAATGTTAGATGCGTAGGCATCGGTTTTTTGTGCATAACTTGCAGCAAGTTCTCTTAGGTAAAGGTCTAAAAAGCTGGGATCTGACCGGTCGATGAGCTCTACATCAAGAATACCGGCTCCGGCAAATTTAACAATTGTGTCCTCTTGGAAAGTAACGGCAGTGTCAGTTGATGAGAATTCTGCACCCTCAGCAGTTAATGCAACAGTTGCCTGAGCACCTAATTTTGGCGTAAAGATTTTCATTCCGCTTGCTGGAAGTGGAGCGCGCTCAATGGAATCAATAAATGGGCGTTGTGAGTCAATGATTCCAATAACATCTTTTAGATAGTTTGGTGGAACCATTCCTGTATTCTCTGCAACTGTTGCAACCTGTAGTGCTGCAACTAAATCGCGAGCATCTGAATCACCTTGAGATGCTTTGATTTGTGCCATTGCAAACTGTCCTGCAGTTACATTGGTGTTAACGCGTGGGGCAGTAAATACTTGAGTAGCAGGAGCGTGGGCAGATGCCTTTACTTCCGCGGCTTCAACCGAAACTTCCGTTTCGGCTACTGGATTTGTTTCGGTCATTACTGTTTCCTTTTCTTGTTCTGGCTCTGTTGCACTTGCAACTAGAGCGATCCGCGCCTCTGAAAATGCTGGTTCAGTAACTACGGAAACCTCTTTAATTGTGGCAGCTGATACATAGATCACGCCATCCTTCTCACTCCATTGATCTAACTTTGCGCCAATGCTTAATCCGTCTTTTAGTCCTTCGGATGCTTCTAACAATGTATCTTGTGCGCGTGTAGATGACCCTAACTTAAATGTGGCTTCTAATCCCATTGGTGTTTCGCTAACTGAAATCATGCGTCCAACAGGTTGATCAATTCGATGATCGCGCAACAATTTAATCTTGCTTGCAGTGATTTCGCCAAATGCGCCTTTTTCAAAAACAACCTCGCCGGCACTTGTATAACCACGGCTGTTGAATGGGACAATTAAGCCCGAGATTTCACGCTTGGCAGTATTAGCAGTTAAATTAATTTCAGTTGCAGAAAAATTAATCTCCATTTGTAGGTACTCCTATTTGTTGTGTAACAGGTGAATTGGATGGTGCTAGATCCTCTAAATCTCTTG